TAGCCTCTATCTGAGATAGGTCACAATCTATAAACCTGTAGCCCTCTGGAGCTAACAGCGCCTTCTTGAGTAACGATCCCCTGGGTAAGTTCTGCATATTTATCTTGCCGTCACCACCCCATCGCCCTGTGTGAGCAGCATAATATTTAAGAGGTACCGGAAGTAGCCCACGCTCTGCAATATCGATAAAACGTTGAGTGCGTTTCTCTTCTAATGTGGACTTGACCCCAAGCCGAGCAGACACCAGGTTCTGAACCTCAATATTGTTGTGGTCCTGCAATAACTTAAGCCCCTCGTCAGTTTTGGCGAAAGCATATGTTTCCTTGCCAGTGGTTGGGCTAATCTTTTTGGGGGGTGTTACGCCGTAACTTTCCAAAAGAGCCGCAAACTTAGGGTTGCTCATTAACTCTTTTTGATCATGCTCTATCCTCAACATCAAAGACTTTTTATGATCAGCGATTTCAGTAAGATGGTTGTCGAGCAATTGTTTATCAAGTTGTATAGCGGGCTCCGTAAACATACGCATGGTCAAGTCTATGAGTTGAAGCTCTATAACAGGGAATCCTTTGGCGAGAATTAAAAATAATTGGTAAGTAAGTTCTGTGTCGTTAATGCAATACGACCCATAAGCAGCAAGATCCTCTGCTGAAAAGTCTATCCGAGTCTTGTTGATCGCTTCCAAAA